ATAAGAAGAAGATTTGACTCTAATCCATCAATTATAATTTTTGCAGAACCACCACGTCTTGTTCCAATTTCTACAACTGCACCTTCAACGCCTTTAATTTTTTTGGCAGCGTTAAAAAGAATTTCATATTCTTGTGAATCGGTTGCAAAAACTTCTTCATCGCTAAAACGAATAACACCCATATTACTTAACTCCTCATTAATAAAAATCAACTATTTCATCGGCTATGCCGTATTTTACCGCTTCTTTTGCTGTCAACCATACATCTTCAGGTGGCAACAAATATTTCTTAATGTCTGTTTCAGACATACCAGTACATCTTTTATAATGCTCGATAATTCTTTGTTTTGTGTTGTCGAATTCTTTAACGGCTGCAAATAATTCGTGTTCTTTTCCGACAGTACCCCAAAAAAATTGGTGAGAAAGGATAGAGGTGTTTCTTGTGATAAATCTTTTACCTGCTTCACCAGCTATAAACGTCAGCAAACCACAGCTTGCTATTTGTCCTAATCCATATGTATATATAGGTACTCTAGAACCTTTTATTGTGTCTAAAAGCGCAAAAGTTGAGCAAACATCTCCTCCTGGAGAATTTATTAACAATTTAATTTGTTTTGGTTTATTTTTTGGCATTAAATTTCTCTCTAAGATAAATTTAATGAGATCACCTGATGATTTTGAATCAAATTCTTCATTGAACAAATAATAATGATGATCACCAATGGTTGGTATAGATAAATTTTTATCTTCTTTTTCTGTCATAATATTCTCCTAAAATGGTGGGGAATTGATCCCCACCAAATTTTTGTTAAAGTTTTTCAATTTTCACAAAACAAATACCAATTTCTACACACCCAATTTTATCTGCTGCAGCTTTAGAAAGATCTAATATTCTACCTTTTATAAAAGGACCACGATCGTTTACTGTTACAATTACCGAACGATTATTGTGTGTAACTCTTAATTTAGTATTGAAAGGTAAAGTACGATGAGCGGCAGTTAATGCATTCATGTTATATATTTCACCACTAGCAGTTTTGCGACCATGATAAGGAATTCCATACCAAGATGCTATTCCAATTTCATCTGCATTAGAATATGTTGTCGTATTACACAACATATATATTGCCAATAGTAACGAAAATATTAATTTAAACATTAATACTTTCTCCTTTTTTTAATTCGTAAGGAGAGAATTAAATTCTCAATTTGTTTGATTAAAAAATCGAACAACTTACGTTGTTGAATTAATCTCATCTATTCGCTACAATAATTTTAAAAATGAAAATGAGACGCGAATATGCATTATTTTACAATGCAATTTTTATTTTTTATTATTTTTTTAAATTTCCTTTTTATGATTTGCATAATAATAAAATATTATACATAAATCTAATACAATTAATTGATTGTATTTGATAAACTATTTTTGGAATACAGTTTACCCTTAATGAAAAATTCATTTTTTCATTAGCGATAATATTTAGGAAAAATAGTTTATTAGTTTTGGCATAAAATTATTTCTTTCTATTTTTTCTCATTGCTTTACGTTTTTTTGAACCTATTTTACGACGTCCTTTACGAGGTCGGTTTTTATGAGGATGTGACATATTTTACTCCAATTATTTGGTGCCTACGGTCAGATTCGAACTGACACTACGGAAATTTTAAGTCTCCTGACTCTGCCTGTTGGTCTACGTAGGCAAATTATTATTCTAATTTAATGTGGCTTCTGTGAACTCTAACTCTGATTTGTTCATTGTACCAATTATCTGGATTTTCTAAAACAGAGTGTTGAAATTGAAGTTTTGCTTCAATATAATTGGCCGTACCTCGAGATTTGCAAAATTGAAGAATCTCTCTTTTAAATTTAGTTGGATTCATCGACTCGACGTCGGCAAGTAAATTTGTGTTTGAACCATAATAATCTCGCCAATCAGATTCTGTGATTATTTTCTTTTTGCGAGTTTTCCCTTTAATCGTTTTAGAGCGAATTTTGGTAAGTAATTTTTTACCAATATATCGTTTTTTATTTTCTAAATTTGTTATCAAATAAACGAAAGCAACATAACCTTTTGTATCTTCATCTGTTACTTCTTTATCTTTATATAACCACATATCGGGAACTCCATTATCTCCCGATATTTATGGTGGTTAATTTTCATCGTATTCATTCCAATTTTCTGATGCTTCTAAATCGTCTTTATCTGGATGAAGTTCGAAATAAGCATCATCATATGCACGATCTTCATCTAAACATTCAAATAATGTATCACAATCATTACTTTCAAAAAATTCAATTAAGTCTTTGTAAATTTCAACTCGAGTTTCGTATTCTGTAATTGTTCTTTTTAAAATTTGAATGATTTCTGTAAGTATTACATTTCCATTATTCCAACTCATTTTTTACCTCTTTTAAATTTTAATGTTTATTTTAATTAGCTTTTTACAAAGAAAATCCTTTAAAACTTTCAGTGTTTACATCTTTTTTAACTCCACCAACAACATAAGATGTAATTTCTGTTTCTTGAGGAGCCACTTGAACATCTGAACCACTAATCCATTTCTGAGTCCATGGAAGTGGATTAGAGCCACCCTTATATGGCGAAGGCAGACCAACAGCTATCATTCGTTTGTTGGCAATCCATTCTATATAGTCACTCAAAAGTTTTTCGTTTAAACCGATCATCGAGCCATCCTTAAACAGATAATGTGCCCAAGCTTTTTCTTGGTTAACTGCATCAACAAAAATCTTAATAGATGCATCTTTAGTTTCTTCAGAAATCTTAGCAAAATCAGGATCATCAGTCAAAAGAACTTTTAATAACTGCTGTGTTCCAGCAAGGTGTAGGTTTTCATCACGTGCAATAAACTTAATAATTTTTGCATTACCTTCCATTTTTTTCAACTCTGCGAATGCCCATGAGCAAGCAAAGCTAACATAGAAACGAACACCTTCAAGAACATTAACCGACATAAGAGTTAACCAAAGATATTTCTTATGCTCATATTTTGCCTCTTCATTGACATACCCACGATCAGCAACAGAGTTATTGAACATGATCAAGTCATTGTAACACTTGCTAATATCTTCAGCGCAATCAATAATTTCTTGAATATCAGTTATTTCATCGAAAATTTTGCTAGGATCAGAATAAATGTTTCTGATAATGTGAGTATAACTTCTAGAATGAATTGTCTCAGAAAAAGCCCAAGTAAGTATCCAATTTTCGAGCTCGGGAAGAGAACATATTGAACCAAAAGCTACAGTTGGTGCTCTTCCTTGAACAGAATCTAACAAAATTTGACGTTTAAGGTTACTGGTAAAAATATGTTGTTCGTGTTCTGTTAATGACTTAAAATCTTTAGCATCTTTGAAGATGTCAACTTCTTCAGGTCGCCAAAAGAAACCTAACTGTTTGTCAGTTAGTTTCTCAAGGAAAGGATATTTCTGTTTATCATAACGTGCAATAGTAGGAGCGTCGTCAAAAAACGCTCGAACTTGTGTTGCATCTTTTTTATTATTTGAGTCAAAAACTGAATAACTCATATTTTGCACGCCTCACAATCATCTTGTGTTTCCTCACCTTTTACCAAATTTGGTAACTTTTCTTCATATTCACCAGCACCATCATTTGTATTAAAGTAATACAACTGCTTGCCGCCATACTTATAAAACATTAATAGATGCTGCAACATAACACTCATTGGAATCTTTTCTTCTTCATAAAATTTAGGATTATAAGAAGTGTTTACCGAAATACCTTGATCAATGAATTTTTGTAATACTGCAACAATCTTTAAATAACCTTCAGGTGACTTTTGATCCCAAAGTAGGTCATATTTATTTTTCAATTTACGAATTTCAGGAACAACCTGCTTTAAAACACCATCTTTGCTTTGTTTAACTGAAACAAGAGAACGAGGAGGTTCAATACCATTTGTAGCATTGCTGATCTGAGCAGAAGTTTCAGAAGGCATAAGTGCCATTAATGTTGAATTACGAATACCATACTGTTTTGCATTTTTGCGCAAAGAGTCCCAATCGTAATTATACCCTACATTTGTCAATTCGTCAACATCTTTCTTGTAAGTGTCGATCGGCATGATACCTTGAGCATACTTAGTTTCATTTGATTTAGAAGGTGCACCCTTTTCTTTAGCAAGATCAACAGATGCTTTGATCAAATAATATGACCAAGCTTCAGCGTGTTGGTGGAGCTTATTCAAACCATCAGTATCAATATCCTGATAGCTGATATCATTGCGAGCAAGCCAATAAGCGAGGTTAATAATGCCAACACCAAGGGGACGTCTTGCCATAGTTGAGTTTTTTGCTGCTAACACTGGATAATCTTGATAGTCAAGAAGTTCATCTAGAGCACGAACAACAAGAGTGCAAGGACGTTCGAAATCAGAAAGCTCGCGAATCTTACCCCAATTAATGGCCGCTAATGTACACAACGAAATTTCAC